AACGATGTTGTGCTGGTTCAGCGAAAGGGTGTTGTGCGTCACCGCGCCGCCTGCCGTCTGATAGTTGGCGGTGGTGGCATTGAACGTGGTGGCGGTCGCTGCCGAGATGAACGGCACGATGATGGTATCGCCGACTTTTCCTGCCTCGCTATTGAGGTTGCGGGAGAAAGCGCGGAGCGGGGCAAGCTTGGCGGTGAAAGCCTTGAGTGCTTCCTGCGCGAAGATCGTGTCGTTGAATGAGAGAGTAGCCATGAGATTAGGTCAGTTTTTGATTGGTTAGAGAGTCATTTCCTTTCGGATCACCTTTTGATTAGCCGCGTAAAATGCAGACCGTTCGGCACCTGAAAGGGAATTGAAGATGTCGAGATTCGGGGTCTTGCTGTCGCTTCCGCTGATTTCGGTCGCATCAACCGGCGCGTGACCAGCGTTTGCGATCATCTCGGCAGCTTTGGCGGAAATTGCATTTGTGATTGCCTCGGGAGCTTCGGCGGATGCCACAAGCTCCAGCGCCTTCGCCTCGATGACTTCCGGCTTGGCGAGAGCTTCAGCGGCTTCGCGAGCTTCCTTATCGGCCTTGGCTTGAACCTCGGCGGTTTCAGCCTTCGCCTTGAACTCGCGGAGTTCGTCAGCGGCTTCGGCCAGAACGGCGTCGGCTTCTTTCAGCCTGTTGGTAAGCGTCTGGATTTCGTTGGCCGCATTGACGAGTTCGCCATTTGCAGCTTCCAGCTTTGCGGTAAGTTCGCCATTCGGCAGGAGTCGGTCGAGAATGCTCATACGGTTATTGGTTTCGGATTTCGCGCCCTTGCCGCCAATGTCAACGGCGGATTTACCAACAATGGAATCGGCAAACTTGCGCTCAATTGCTTCCGCCGCGCCCATCCAAGTCTCCTTCTTCATCAGCTCGCGCATCTCTTCCTTTTCAGCGCCGGTAACGCCCGCGTAGATGCTGGCAATTTCGTCGCTCATCTCGTCGAGAATCTTCGCGGCTCGCGCATGGTCGCCGGAGTCTCCAGCGACAACCTGCTGCGCTTCGTGAATCATGATCCGCGAGCCTTGCGTGATTCGGCGCTCGTCTGCCGCCATGAAGATCACCGATGCCATGCTGGCGACGATGCCGTTGCCGGTGGCGATGACCCGGACTCCGCGCTCGCGCATCCCCATGAGGGAATGGTAAACACGATACCCGTCGAGAACGCTGCCGCCTGGGCTGTTGATTTCGATTTCGAGAGTTTCCAGAGCGTCGTCAGCCTTTGCCGTGAACTCGCCAATGCGGAGGTTCTCGGCTACTGCCTTAGCCCCGTAGAGCTTTTCGATTTCGCCGATCAGGTCGTCGGAACCCCACGGCGTCACCGCATCGTTCAGCTTCACCTTTCCGGTCCTGTTTTCAATCTGGATCAGATTCATAATTATTGCTCAATTGGGTTATTGCCTGCGCCCTGAGGCGGCGGGGCGCTGCCGCTGACCAGCGTGATCGGGCGGCGGAACCCCTTGTCTTCCTTCCATGCGCCTTTGACTGCGGCAGGCATGGCGGGCAGTCCCGCTTCGGATCGGAATTCGACTTCATCTTCCATCGCTGGCGTAATCGCTCCCGCTCGGACTGCAACTCCGTATGCGTCAAATTTTGCCTTTAGCGTCTCAAAGCTTGCCATGTTTGTTTCATCCTCGGATTCATCGTTTTCCATGTCGGGCGTATTGCCCTGCTCGCCCATTTCGTTAGGCGTAAGCATTGCCATTTCACGCTCTTCGATCTCAACGCCAGCGGCTGCGCCCACCTCGGCGGCGATCAATTTGCGCAAGACGATCTCGTTTGCCCGCTCGCGGGTGAATTCCTCGATGTCGCGACCGTTAGCCTCGATCACTTCGGTAAGGTTGCGAGTCCCGGCCCGCCAACCCTCAAGCAAAGCCTTGTCCTCGCGCCCGTCGTCAACCGATAGGCGAGGCGGCTTGGAGAATCCCCATAAGGTCGGATTTGCGAGGAAAACTTGCGATCCGTTGGCGCGGGTGATCTTGCCTTTCGACTGAGCGAATGCGGCAGCGTAAGAGACAACGCGCTTCGCAAGGAAGAGGATCAGGCGTTGCCGCTCTCCCACGGCGCGACGGGCGCGCAGGATGTCGGCCCGCTCGGCTGTTCCTTGGCCGGCTGATTTCCAAACCATCCCGTAGCTCCAGCCGGAACCGACAACGGAAGCCCGGTTCAATCGGTCCTGAAAGCTTTCCCAAACATCGCCAGGATTGTCGTGCTTGATGACTTCCAGCTTCTCTCCGGAGTTCGCCCGCATGTAGCGAGTCATTCCGCCTTGATAGCTCTGGAAGGTAACGCCGCCCGATCCTGCCGCTGCCGACCCAAGTGCAATGCCGGGGTCGTCGAGATCCGGCCCGCCATGCTCGTTGTATTCGATCAGCCCGATGGATGAAATGATGAGCTGGCGGATTCGCTCGTATTCGGTCGATTGAAGGCAGTGCTTCAAGTCCTCGACGGCGTGAGTGAAGGTAGGGAATCCTCGCCCCTGATCGCTGAAATCCTTGTCGTAAACGTGGACGACTGAGCTTGCCGAGATGTCTTGAAAGTCTTTTGAGCTTCCTTCGTCCATTACCCGGTATGCAATCGGGCGCATCTGCTTGTTGTAGATGATGCCGTCGCGGATTGTTGCTCCCGCATAGCGCCCCTCGCCAACCTTTTCGTTGTCTGGTCCGCTTTGGATTCGGTGGCTTGGGATGTTCTGGACGAGCGGGAACGTCTCGTCCTCGGTCATCGTGAGGAGCGTGAAGTGATCTCCGAAGTCGATGTCTTTGCTGGCGTCGTTTAGATACTGGTGCCAATCGTTGATCCCACCACGAACGTCGCAGTTCGGCATCCAGACGTTCTTTAGCCAGCGTTCAACGGCATCGCCGTTTGCCGTGTCGTCTCCCGCGTAGGCCGGAATCCATGCCTGCCCGACTGAGTATTGAGCTTTCTGCGCAACAATGGCTTTCGGCACACCCATGTTTGCCGCCAACCGCTTTGATAGCGAGACAAGTGTGCGCCGGTCATTCGACGGAATCAGCTTGTCGATGTCGGTATCGTTGATCGAAAACTGCGCCCCGCGCGACCGGGATCGGTCGGAGCCGTGGGCGAATCGACTGGAATAAACAACCGGAGCACCAAATTCGTCGAGGATGGCCATATTAGAAAATCGCTCGGGTGTCGGTGTTTAGCGGCCGGCCAGCGTCAATCTGGTTGATGACGTAGCGCAAAAGCGTCAGCCGCTCGGTGTTCGACATCGTGCGCCTGCCGGAAAACGTCTGCCCATTCACTGTCGAACTGGTCAGCTCGAAAGCCGCGTCCGGGCTTGTCGCTAATGATAGCGCGAGCGATGACGCCTCGGCACGGATAGCCGCCACGGCCACCGCGTCGTCCTTGACGGTCAGGTAAATCGTTCTGGCGAGGCGAGCGGACACACGCCCCGAATCAAGCTTGGGGCGCGAATGTCAATTAGTCTTCACCGCCCTCGAAAAGCCGGAACATCCGTGCCGCGCCGGTCTGGTAAACCTCGCAGTCGTAAAGGTGATTGGCGCGGGACTTCTGCACCCATACCCGCTTCACCTGCTGCTCGCGCCCAACTTGGAATTCTTCCATGCGCTCGGCTTTGAAATGCTTGCGGTAAGCGTTGGAAACGTCGGAGAACACCCGCCACTCTGCGCCCTGGTTGGATGACAGGCGGGCGAGCATGTCCTTGAGTGGGTTGGTCGCAACCCATACCCATCGGGCAATCCCTCCGCGTGGCGCTGGCTTTCGCTGGATCTTGGAAAACGGATTCTCGATCTCCTTGCCCGACTTTGATTCCGCCTTCCATCCGGTCCTTGATCCGTCCCCTTTGATGCCGACCCATCCCCGCCTGACGATCAGGTTCAGGATTCGCGGCTCGTCGTATCCGATGTCGATGAACGTCTTGTTTGGGTCAACCTTGTAGCGGGCGATCAGGTCGGCCAGTTCGGTTTCATCGCCACCCCTGCCGGGAACGTAACCCTCCCAGAGCAAGGTTGACTCGCCGCCCTGCCACCATGCGCGGATAACCATCCAGAAGTGGTCGCCGCCAACGTCGATAGTCGCAACCCGGCAAGCCTCGCCTTCCAACGGCTGACCCTCGGCTACGTCGTCGCGGCTGTAGCCTGAGACGGCTAGCGGGGCGGCAGTGTCAACCATGTCCTCGGACCAGAACTGCGCCCGTCGTTTTTGCCGCCATTGCCGGAGCTTTTCAATCGCGCCGGCCTTGGCCATGCGGGTCGCCTCAAGGAAGCCAAGAACCTCGTTCGACCACGGAATCCACCAGACTGCGAGCGAGTCAACATGGAAGCCACGATAGCCTCGGACGGGTGACTCGCCGCCCGGCGACATGTAGCCTTTCGCTCCGTTCTCCATGTTGGACGATGAGAGCAAGCGGCGGTTTGCCACGGTGTCGGCGTATTCCTGACCGCAGTCGCAGCGCATTCTTGCGGTGTCGGCGCTGGCTTGCTCGTCGAGCTTGCCGTCGATCTCGATGCGGTCAAACTTCAAGTCCTCAAACGAGAACAGGCGCGGGTTGCGGCAGCCTGGGCATTTCCAGCCAAAGGAAGCCTTGTTCGTTTTCTGCCACTCAAGGTCGAACTCGCTGCCGGTGTAGCCGCCCTGCGAGACAAGGTAGATTTTGCGATTCCACCTGTCGTGATGCCGCGCCAAGAACTCGCGGACAAGCCCCTGCCTCCATGTCCACACCTCGTCGCCGTAAAGCCAGCGCATCGACTTTTCCTGGAAGTTCGACAGGTTCGCTCCGCCCATGATGAGCGGCATGTGAGGAAAAAGGATTTCGAGTTTCCGCGATTTGTGGCGATCCTCGGGCCAAAGTGCCGCGAGCATGGCGCAGGATTTAAGGGCGGGAGTGAGTCGCGACTCAGCCCAGAACTTCGCATCCTCGTCGGTCTGGGACGCGTAAAGCATCGGGCCGGGGTCTTCAGAGACGACGTAGGGAATCAGCGCCTCGGCCATTGTCGATTTGCCAGAACCAGTCGGAGCCAGGACAACGATGTTCCGCGTGTCGAAGTCGGCAGCGCATTCCATCGGACCCTTCCACCACGGCGTCTGCTCCGGGTCGAACTTGCCGGATCGCTCGCTATTCTGGATCTTGACGTTAGCCGCCGCCCACTCCCACGGAGTCAGCTTAGTCGGCGGTCGCCAGCCTAAACAAGCTCCCTCAATGACTGGATTCTTCCGCATAAATGGCGTTTGTTTCATCGGATAGCCGGGTGAGGATCTCGATAACCTCGGCTTGAATAAGCTTCTGGATAGCGGACGCTTCCAATCCCTCGGCCCTCGGTGGAATGTCGGCGGCAAACTTAAGTAGCTCGCCACGGGCGGCGGATACGACTCGGGTTATCGACTGGCGAACCTCGCCAACAGGGACAAGCTCGCGAGTCTCCATTTGGACGGCAACGATTCCCTTCAGCGCGAGAACCTTTTCCTTGAGGATCTTTACCGTGTCGATGTCCTGCGCCTGCCTGATGGCAAGCTCCATCTCTTCTAGGCTTTGAGCTGTGGCGCTCGCTTCTGGTAGCGCCATCTTTGCGCCAGGCTGGACGCGGTGGCGCTTCTTGGCCAGCCATGCAGCCAATTGCTCGGGGTCGCGGGGGTTGATGCCGGTCTTTTTAGCGGCCTCAAGCTGGTTACTCGTTAACCCGTTTTCGGCGGCTATCTCCGCGAATGTCTTTTGTTTCATGTCTTAGTCCTATCATAAAAATTAAGTCACTCGGGCATCCCGCGCGACGCAGCGCCTTTGGCAATAACTTACGGAAGAGATTCCTTGTATGGGGGTATTTTTATCTTGTGACTTTATGGTAAAAATTCCTTATTTCTGCTCCTTTTGAAATGTCAATAAAACTTAAGCATCGCCTTAGTTCAATGAATGGGCCGCTCGGATCATGGCAATTCATCGCTTACCCCACCCCTTGCTGGCTATGCCTCGCCCTTCTAGCCACCTATCGCACGCCCTCGATATGCTCGACGATGACGTTCGCCTCGATGCTTCAAGGTAGTCACCCCTACCCTGCACCTCCTTGTCACGTTGCTCATGCTGGGGTGTTTCCGTCTTGCGGATGTAGGCTGATTTCCTCGGCATGTAGGCACCTAACGCAATTTTGTTGCAATTGTCAACGCTATGCCAATGCGCTTATTTTGCGCTTGACCTAACAGCCTCCCCTATAGCTATCCTTTAAAGGCACCAGTCCTGTGCCTGTTGCCACCCCGACACGAAAAAGCCCGCCCCAATTAAGGAGCGGGCTAGATTAAGCGACAACATCAGTCGCGCCGACTCATCAGCAAGGCATCGCCAATCGTCTTAACCGATCGCCCGAATGCCTCGGCAAGCACCGGCCTGGGAATGCCCTGATCGTATGCTAGCCTGACGGCGATGTTCCGCGCCGTAATCGCCGCCTTGTTCCCGATCTTGGCCCTGAGCGCCTCGCTGGGCTTGCAGTCGCATTCCCTCGCTGCTTGTCGCAGTGCATCGCGGATGATCTCTGCC